ATCACAATATGAATTAGGCCAAGGTAAATACCATGTGTACGTTTGATCTGATTCGCTATTTAGCTCCTTGTATTTGCAAATTCTGTAATGTTCAAGCCTTGTTCGGCTTCCAATAGCCCATGTATAGGTGTAAGTATTTAACACCAGATACAACACAATTGTTTTCACATATCACGGCTTAGTTAAACTTCAGCGGCTGGATTTTCATTTTCAACCCAGCTTTTGCTTTCTTCAGACCATAAATATGCTTTGCCATCACTTGGATACGGTGTTGGAGGTTGCCATTCATATTCGCCATCTAACGTCCAACTAGGAAAAGGTTGCGGAAATAAAAACACATTATTGGCAGAGTCATACGCTCCGCCTATAAAAGCAAAGCGCTTTCTAAAATTATTGTTATAGCTAGTCTGCACCCATGTGCCCCCAAACAAACTTTGACATAAATCCTTGCCAAGCTGTTCCTGCTCAACACCATCCTCATCTGTTAAGACTTCATTGCTAATCACTGTAACCGTAAGAACAGTGCCATCATCGGCAATTTGTGCAAAATGTGCCATCTTTTACCTTAGAAAGTTATTGACCCACTGCTTTCAAACAAATAACTGTAAACACCGCCACCCTCGCTATTCTCAGTAGGCGACCCTGTTGTTGCGGTAGCTTGCTGAGGAGCATAAACCTTTACTTGGCCCCCGCTTCCATTGCCGCCCACAAAGGAATTAGCCGACTGAGTTCTTGTACCACCACCACCACCGCTACCACGCTTTGCTGTAGCATTAGCGGCGTTTCCGTTATATCCACCACCCCCACCGGGGGAATAACCATAGCCTCCGGCACCGTAGTAACCTCCAAGGCCGGGGTAATATGTACCGCCACCGCCGCCTCCACCAGCAACAGTAACACCTAGCTCACTAGAACTATATGAAGAGCCACCATTGCCACCGTTATACCAATAGTATGGTGGGCCGCTTGCTGAAGTGTAGCCACCATTGCCGCCATTACCGGACTTACCACCACCGCCACCAGGGCCAGTAAGTGAACTAGCGGAGCTTCCACCAGCGTTACCTTGACCCGATGTACCAGCGCCGCCTGTATATCCTCCATTACCACCAGCACCACCGCCACTACCACCATCAACACCATTAGCTTGACCATGCCTACCGCCACCGCCTCCTATTGCAGTTAAGTCAGTAATGTCAGAGCCAGCAAAAACACTATTTGCACCACTACTGCCAGTATTGCCTTGGCTTCCAGCAGACCCTCCGGCACCAACAGTAACGGTGTACTGCGTTCCTGTATTAACATCTACATTAGTTTCTACAAAGTAACCGCCTGCCCCGCCTCCACCAGACCCAGTAGCACCGCTCGCTGAAGTAGCACCGCCGCCCCCAGCACCACCCGCGAGCATTACAACTTTGCTTAATGTAATTGTTTGCGGCCCAGATACGCCGGGATTAAATCCTTTTGCAGACCCCGCACCAATTGTAGATAGTAAAGGCATTATGCGTACTGACTCTGGCTGGCTAAAACAGTAAACGTAGCGTCTGCTGTCTTAATGATTGTAAATACATACGAATCAATAGAGTTTGCGTTTCCTGATGATGGAGCAGATCCACCAGACCACTCAGGAGTAACTGACGAGCCATCAATTTGATAGGTATTTAGATAATACGCTGAACTGCCCTGCGTCATTAATATCGCGGCTGTCATACTTTCCCCAACTGCCATTACAGCATTTAAGGCCGTAGAGCCATCACCGCGAAAGTTGATCGTCCTGTTTGCCCCTTGGTTTGCTGTATAGAACTCAACGGCTTGAGTCAGAAAATCAAAGTTAATCGTACCCGTCGTACTGGTTTGGGTAGTAACCTTCTCAATCATCTCAGCAACAGATGTAGTGCCAATAAACTTAACCTTGGCACCTGAGTCAGCCGTTACCGCCTTTGAAGCCTCAGAGGTTCCCAGCGTAGTAATATCAAGATAGTTAAGCTCGGCGGTGGTTGATGTAACCCCGTCAAGGATATTCAACTCGGCGGCTGTGCTTGTAACTCCGTCAAGAATGTTTAGCTCAGCGGTCGTGCTAGTGACACCATCAAGGATATTTAGCTCTGCTGTTGTTGATGTAACCCCGTCTAGAATGTTCAATTCAGCCGTTGTAGACGTTACACCGTCCAATATGTTCAGTTCAGCGGTGGTAGACGTAATCCCATCAAGAACATTAAGCTCAGTGGCTGTTGCGCTAACAGCAACATCTTCGTTTATCTTTGGCGACGTAAGTGTCTTGTTGGTAAGCGTTTGAGTTGCAGTGTCGGAAACAAGATTGCTACCCGTCGCAGGCAATACCAGCGTGTTATTTGCCGTCGCAGAGTGTGGCGCACCTTGCAATGTCTGTGCGTGTTGATTTCCAGTTTCGCAATAAAACTTAATCTGCGAGGCAGTGCCACCGTTCTTTAGATCAATAAGGCCGGTTTCAATGCCTACATTGCCATCAATAACTACTTGTCCGGTTCCTTTTGGCGTTAGCTTTAGGTCAATATTGGTGTCACCACCAGTTGACGCAATTTGAACACCATTGCCAGTAGCCGCATTGGTGATTTCAATTTCATTTACAGCAGAGGCTGTAGTTTGAAATATGATCTGCTCATTGCCGTTTTCATCAGCAATAAAATGTGCATCATCTATTAAAATGTTGTGGCTGTTTGTGTCTAGATTGCCACCTAACTGAGGGGTGGTATCTTCAACAACATTGCTAATGCCAGATGATCCAGAAAGACCAGCAACCAGCGTAGATTTGGTTAACTTCTTTAGACCGCCACCTGAGGTATCTACCGCAATCAAAACATCATCATCAGCAACAGTAGATATTTCAGATAAGTCGCCAACAGCGGTAGAAGCAAACCCAGTGCCATTAGCAATTAAAAGGTTTCCAGAAGTATTTGTTGCTGTCTGAAAGGTGGTGCCTTTGACCTCACCTGAAGAGCCATAGATAACAGCTTTGGAATTAACAACTGTTCCAGCCGTAGAGCCATCTAGCAGGTTTATTTCGCCTGCTGTAGATGTGACGCCATCCAGAATGTTTAGCTCTGCCGTAGTAGACGTTACTCCGTCTAGTAGATTCAGTTCTGCGGCTGTAGAGGTAATTGACGATCCTGCTATTTGCAGTGTTGTGGCATTAACTTCGCCACTAGATCCATAAATTACAGACTTTGAATTAACAATTGTTCCTGCTGAAGAGCCATCAACCAGATTTAGTTCTGCTGTAGTGGACGTTACCCCATCAAGAATATTTAACTCAGCGGTGGTAGATGTCACACCATCCAAGATGTTTAGCTCGGCGGTCGTAGACGTTACCCCGTCAAGGATATTGAGTTCTGTGGCGGTTGATGTCACGCCATCTAGGATATTTAATTCTGCGGCTGTAGAGGTAATCGCCGTGCCATTAATAGACAGCGACGTAGGATTCGTACCAATCTCAACGACTGAGCCACTTGAGTTTTCTGAGTACAGTCGATTATTGGTTAGGTCTAATGCGGGTTCGCCTTGGACTAAATCACTTGCGGCAGGCGCTCCTGACCCATTCTTTAGCTTAATCGTGGTTGCCATAACCTACTCCAAGAAAAACAGACAAAAGGAAAAGGGGGCCGAAGCCCCCGTTTGGATTAGGCAGATGGTACTGCCAGTACAAAGCCAGCCTCTGGGCGATACACCTGAACACCGTAAAGGGTGTCTGCGGTGTACAGCGTAGAGAGGTACTCTTGCTTGTACTGAGTCTGCGAACGAACAGCCATTTGCTCAGCCATAACAACTGCTTCGCTATGGAACAACAGGGCCGCACGAGTATCTACAGACGATGCAGTGTTGTCAGCCGCCGCCTCAATGGTTCTGCAGTTAGCGGAAACGTAAACGTCTACGCCATACAGGTTGCCAATTAAGCCGTTGTTGACTGTACCGCCAGATACAAAGTCAGATGACACATACCGATCAATACCCATAATCGCATTGCGCGTTGCGGGCGGAATAATCAGGTTACGACCTTCCATTGGTACATTGTTGTCATCCATCTTCTGGATCATGTCGCGGAAAAACGCATCCGTGAACTCGTCACCAGCTACCAAGGTGTCATCAGTGTACTGAGTGGTAGTGCCATTGTCGTTGAAGAAACAACCAGTGTGCTGGTAATCAGTAGCGGCAGGGCTGAATACAACAGCGCCACCATCACCAAAACCAGTACCAGCCGCGTGCAGATCATTGTCAACCTGAACAGCCAGAGCATAACCAGCATCTTCAGTGTAGAACTGACGCAGAGATGACAGAGCCTGTACCTCTACGATGTCCTCAATCAGACGCGAGTATTCAAAGTGCCGGTTAATAGTAACCTGCAACTCTGACTCTGTGTTCGCAATGATTGTTACCGCAGTATCTGCCGCCTTAGCGTTGGCATCACCACGAGTAGGCTTGGGAATATGAATAACGTCACCCTTCTTGCCAGTCATAGCTAAACGCTTGACAAGGGGTGCCATCTTCAAGTTCTTTTGATAAGCAGCAATAATTTCGTCTGACCAAATTTCTGGTACAAACGTTCCTGCTTCTGTTAGGGCGGTAAAGCCGCCTGTTCCTGGGTAAGTTGCTGTAGCCACGATAAATCTCCTTTAAAGGCTAGCGAACTCGACCCTCTGCGTATGCTTGCAATATCTCATCTGATATAGCGTTATAACGGTCAGGGTCGGACTTCATCAATTTAATAATGTCAGCACGACGATAAACTTTCTTCCTTGACCCTTCCGCTGATCCGCGAGCATTGCCTGTACTTGCTGATTTAACTGCACTTTGACGCGCTACCTTTTCTGCCTGAGCAGTTTGTTGAACGACCTGATTCTTCTCTTTCCAGAGATTAAACAGTTCATTCGCGGCATCGTAGTCATAGCCTTGATCTGCCTGAACAAACAATTGTGTTCGGACTTTCGACCCTTTGATCCATTCAGCAAACTTTGGATCTTGCAGAATACTTTCCATGTCAGGATGACTGGACTTTATCTGCGATAACGCCGCTTGCTGTCTGTACTGCTGTGTATAGGCTTCCGCCTCTTTGATCTTGGGGTGATTGTCTATCGCTCGGTTAACAGCGGATTGAGGATCAACAAAGAAATCAACATCATCTGAGTTGTCATCTTCCTGCTGCGGTTGAGGTGCTTGTTTGTTTGAGAGTTCTGTCTGAATGTAGCCATCAACCAGCTGCCGCAATTCGCCAACTTCCTTGCGCGTTTCCCCAACTTCAGCACTTTGCTTGCCAGAAAAACGCTCT